GTCGATTCAGCGCTCATCATGGAGCGCGAGCAGCGCACCGCTGCACTCAACGCGCAGGCCGCAGAGTTCCGCAACGCGACTGCACGCATCGAACGGCAGGTGTCTGCCGTCAACGCAGAGAACGCGCGCTTGCAGCGCGACATGACGAAGCTCCAGCTTGATAACGCGCGCGATCTTCGCGACTTCCCGACGAACCAAGAGATGCACGCCGGGTTCGCGAGTGTGCGCGATCAGATCAACAGTCTGGAGCGTCGTTTCGAGGGTGTCATGGGTCTCAAGCGGAGGGAGTGATGCACTACACGACGATCTACGACGACCTGTTCATCGCGGCATCGAACACGTACATGCCGCTCGGCTGGGACTGGCGCAAGGACAAGGCGCAGTGCATTCAGGAGTCACGGCTGGAGCCGAACGCTGTTTCCTCGGCGGGAGCAGAGGGTATCGCGCAATTCATGCCGGCGACGTGGAGGGATGCGAAGAAGCGCATGCCGATGCCGGCCGACGCCTCCGCGTTCGATCCGAAGTACGCGATCCCGGCGAACGCGTGGTACATGCGCTCGCTGTGGAACGAGTGGACGAACCCGGCGCGCGATCCGCTCGACCGCTGGAAGCTAGCGCTGGCGAGCTACAACTGCGGCTTCGGCAACGTCGAGCATGCCCAGCGTCTCGCGGGCGGCGCGATCGACTACGCCTCGATCATCCAGCGACTCCCCGAGGTAACAGGCGACGACGATGCGCCCGAGACGATCGGCTACGTCGAGCACATTCTGCGCTACTACGATCAGCTCAAGGCGGCGTGAGCGACGTCCCGACCACGGTTGTTATCGCTCCGGCGCCGCCGCCAGACTTCATCCAGCTCATCACTGGTGGTCGGCTCAGCGACAGCGAGTTCGTATTCGCTGTCGCTGTCGTCGTGCTCCTGCGCACGCTGTGGAATGCGAAGCGGCGCGGGCTCGACCTCACGGACCTCTTCGTCGGCGAAGATGGCAAGCTCTCGTGGTCGAAGCTGCTCGCGTGTACGGGCGGCGTCGCCGCAACGTGGGGCTTCGTGATGAAGGTACTCGACAACACGATGACCGAGTGGTACTTCAACGGTTACATGGCCGCCTGCTTCGGCACGGCCGTGTGGATGAAGTACCTCGCCGGAACGAGGGCGCCGCCACCGACTTCACCGCCGGCAGACTAGAGTGTTAGGCTCCGGACGCCGGGGTTCCCCGGCTCACTGGAGGAAAGGACCATGAACGAAGTTGTCAACCGCCCCCGTTCCCTGATCGGCGCGAACCCGCAGGCGGGTAGCGAAGTTCCGAAGCGCTCCGGCACGATCGAGGCCGGCGTCTCCGACCTGCACGGCGAGGCGAACGAACTGGAAGAGGTTGTTACCCGTCTGGAAACAGCGCTGGCGAACTCGATGGCCCCGGGCAAGGACGAAGCCGCCGGATCGGCGCCGCTCTCCGGCAATTGCTCGATCGCGCAGGGCATCAGCTCGGTGGCGAACAATCTCGCCAGATCGCGTACCCGCATGCTCGCGATCCTCGACCGGCTTCAGATCGCGTAAATGACCGAGCCCGCATCCAACGTAACCGCACTCCAGCCGCGAATCACTCAGCGACGTCTCCGGCTGATGGCGTTCGCGCGCCTGTTCGCGGAGACGATGGATGCGGGCCAGTCTTACCGGGACATCTATCGCCCGGCCGAAAATCCGCGGCCGACCGACAAGCAGCATGGCGACAAGCTGCTGCGCACGAAGTTCGTGCAGCAGGCGGTCGGTGATCTGCTCAAGCCGGCGCTCATCGCGCTCGGCGTCGACAAGACCTTCGCGCTCCGGCGTCTGATCGAGACCGTCGACGGCGACATCACTGACTACGTGAAGGTTGTTCCCTCCACGAACGGTCAGGACAACGCCGACCTCATGTCGCCTTCGGAGATACGCGAAGCGTTACCTCTGGCGAAACGCCGGCTCATCAAGAAGTTCAAGGTCTCCTACGATCAGTACGGCGGCATCAAGTCGCGTGAGATCGAGCTGGAGGCAAAGCAGCCTGCGCTCGAACTACTCGCGAAGATGCAGGGTTGGATCAAGACCGACGCGCACATCCACATCGACGGCGACGAGATGATGCGCAAGATCGACGAGGCGCGCGCTGCTGCGCCACTGCAAGCAGAGGTGATCCGCGGCACATTCAAAGACCTCAAGACCTTCCAGCAGCTCCAGCGCCCAGCGACGTTGCAACTGCCGGCGCCCGTGAAGAGTGATCCGCCCACCGAGGGGAAGTAGGTGGCTGACGGCTCGAACTTCACCCGCGCGCCAGAGACCCACAAGGAACAGGCGCAATGGGCCGCGTTCGTCGCGCAGTTCCAGCAAGACCCGCTCGGTTGGGTTTTGGCCGTCTATCCGTGGGGCGTCAAGGGCACGCAGCTTGAGACGCGCGAGATCGACCCGTGGCAGGCGATCATCCTCAACGAGATCGGCGAGCAGCTACGCGCAGGCGTCCCGCTCGTCCGCATCGCATGCGCAGCGGCGCACGGCATCGGCAAGTCAGCGCTCCTCGTCTGGCTGATCCACTGGTTCGAGAGCTGCTACGGCCGCTCGATGTGCAAGGTCACGGCCGGCACGCAGCCTCAGCTCCAGACGACGACTTGGCGCGAGCTGGAGAAGTGGCGCACGTTGGCGCTGAATCACTGGCAGTTCGAGTGGACGCAGACGCGCTACATCTGCAAGTGGAAGCCGAACACATGGTACGCGGCGGCAATCGCGTGGAGCGAGAACAACCCTGCCGCCTTCGCGGGAACACACGAAGACATGGTGATGATGGTGTTCGACGAAGCGTCGACCATCGCCACGCCGATTTGGGAAACCGCCGAGGGCGCCTTCACCACGAAGGGCATCTGGCTCGCGTTCGGAAACCCGACCGAGGCTGAGGGCCGCTTCTTCGATCTGTTCGGCCGCTTCAAGCACCGCTGGACGCTGTTGCAGGTCGACGGCCGCGACTCGAAGAACACGGCGAACAAGCAGCTCTATCAGGAATGGATCGAGGACTACGGCTACGACAGCGACTTCGTGCGCGTCCGCGTGCGTGGACTGTTCCCGATCCACGGCAGCGTCAGCTTCATCTCGCCGCACATGGTGGCCGAAGCCATCAAGCGCTGGGAGAACTTCGATCCGCGCTCGATCCCTTCGTCGATCCCGCTGCTCATGGGCGTCGACGTCGCGCGCCAAGGCAAGGACTGGACGTCCATCGTGTTCCGAAAAGGGCGTTACGTCCACAAGGAAATCCACCGTTGGCAGATTCCCGACACGATGGTCATCGCGTCGAAGGTTGCCGAGCTGATTCGCGCGTACAAGCCGGACGCCGTCTACGTCGACGAAACCGGCGGCTACGGCGCGGCGGTGATCGACCGCCTGCGTCAGCTCTCGCACTCGTGCATCGCGGTGCAGTTCGGCTCGCGCGCGGACGAAGAGAAGCAGTTCGCGAACAAGCGCGCCGAGATGTGGGCGCGCATGAAGGAATGGATCATGCGCGAGGGCATGATCCCGCCAGAGGACAAGCTGCGCGAGGGGGTCATCACGCCCGGCTACGGCCACGAGAAGAAGACCGAGCGGCTGCTGATGGAGAGCAAGGATTCGATCCGCGCGCGAGGCTCCGTCTCGCCCGATGACGCTGACGCGCTGGCGATGACGTTCACCCACCGGGTGCCGGTCAAGATGCTCGACGAGGAGCAGTCGCTTGAACCCGACGTGGTGTAGCCGTATGCTGGCCTCGCTTCGGCTCATCCCTCGCACCCGTGCGCGGTCAAACCGGGGCACCAACGCCCCGCGTTGCCCTCCGGTGGCGCGGGGCGTTCCACAGGAGGGGTTATGAGTCAGTTCGGCGCAATGACTCCACCGCCGCAGGTGGAATCGAAAACCACCGACCAGCGCACACTCGTCGCTGCGATCGACCCGTCATGGAAAGACCCCATCGAGATTTACGTGTTCCCGAACGGCCGGAAATTCACCGAGCCGCAGAACGATCCCGCTGGTTACGACTGAGGTAACACCCATGTCAAACGCGAAGATCACACAGCTCCGCGGGAACTTCGGCGCGCTCAACGCGACGATCGGCCCGTTTTCGATGTTCAACGGCGCCCCGTCGCTCATCGTCGACTACACGACCGGCGCGCTCGTCGGCACCGTCGTTCTCGAAGTTCGTCCTGCCGGCGGCGGCGCGAACGATTGGGTGCCGGTGGCGGCAGGTCTTACGGCTCAGGGCATCATCAACCCGGGCATCATATGGGGCGACTACGAGGTTCGCGGTCGCTGCTCGGCGTTCACGAGCGGAACCGGCCCGGGCACACTCTCGGTCGCAGCGTGATGGCCGGGCTACTCAAGCTATTCGGTCTCGCCCCGCGGGTGGCGATTGCCGCCGACGCGGTATCACGCGCGTTCCGTGGCGAGCCCGGCCCGATGGAGCAGCGAGGTCTCGACGGTGGGCTCGGCCCCCTCGCG